TGTCGTTGGATTGATATACAGCAGATCGCCATCCGCCCAAACCTCGCCGAATGGCGTGCCAGTTGTATTTATGCCACGGACAATGCCAAAATTGGTAACGTACCCAAACGCATTGTTAGCGATTGCCTGAGTTGTTACACCCATCAGATATTCGCCTGGGTAGGCTCCGCTTGCATCTGCAAGCCCAAATTCTAGTTTTCCAGAGGCTCCAATCGTGCCAGTGAACATGACGGGCCTGCCATCTGCGATAGATGCCCCGCTTGTGTTTTTTGCGTAAAAATGGGTTTCCTGGCCTATCTGTAAAACAACGCCATTATAAAGCCCCAAATCAAGAGTTCCGTCATCTTCTGACCATTTTAAACGCCGTGGAGCCTCCGCGAATGGAACAATATTATTAAAATCAAGATAATCCGTATCAAGAGAGTTGTGAAATTGATTGATTGTATTAAAAGAATATTCTGTGGCTAAGTTTTGCAGTATCTCTAGTGCGTCAAGCGCCTGTATTGCCTTATTTTCGGCTTCTGTAGCCAGCCCTATGATGTTTTTTAATTCCTCTATCATCGCCAGGGCGGAGTTAGTAGATGCTTGCGCATTTGCTGCGCTTATATCGATCCCCTGGGTATCAGGATTTTCTGAAACCTCATCAACTACCGCAAAAAGCTTTTCAAACTGCTTTATTTGCTCATGATTTTTTAAAAAAAGTGATAGTTGTTCTCTTGATAGTTTTAAACGATTATTTATCGACATTAAAACACCAACGGCTCAATTTGAGCCTCAAGCCGTAAAAAAGACATGTGCGATTGGCTATCGCCCCGGAAACGCTGTATCCGCATGTTTCGCGTGATGCTCTGCTGAAACCAAACGAGGCGTTTAAGAGTTCCCCCAGTGGTCCCAGCGGAAATTGCCTTATCCTGCGACCAGGTGCGACCGTCGAGGCTGTAGCTTGTTGTTATCATCGGATTGATGCCCAGAGCAGCGGAGCCAGGGAGCGCCACGAGTTCAAGTTCATGGAAAATTGCGCCTCGACTTTTATTGTATATTATTGTTGTTGAAAATTCCCATCTTACAATATTGCCCCAATGCGAGCTTACCGAATCGCTGATTGTTCCAAGATTAGCGGTCTGCGTATCGGCTGCAAGCCACTGATTATACGCCCAGACAAAATTTCTTAGACGGTATTGCGAGAATCCTACCACCGAGCTGGTCAATACAAACCAAAGGAATTCTTGTGATTGTCTCGATCCCATACCGTCAAAAACGATTGTCCTATCTGGCAAATGAATCAATAAATGCTCATGGCTTTTGTCTGTTTTAGCCTCTACAACAATATCGCTTAACTGGTCTTCAGTATATAATTGCAATATATTATCAATTTCAGCGGTTGATATTTTAGAGGCGGTTGCATTTGTGCCGAGGTAAACGCCAGGCGGTTCATTTCTGCCCCCGCCAACAAACGCAATAGCGTCCATAAATACGCAACAAGCATGCGTTCCGATCGCGCCCTTAGTTATATGTGCCCCGTCGATTCGCTGATACGGGAAATAAGGACCGCCCACGTTATCAAAGACTTCGATTGTGTGGCGATTTATCGCCCAAGCTTCGTTTCTGAGTTTAAGGATTGCCTTAATTGGATCGGGATCGACTTCTGAGCTTCCGTATTTTATAGGGTTTATTTGAGTTGGGTCATTAAGCTCTGTAACTACTAGATTTTCGCCATCGGTTATCAAAAAATAACCGTCTATCCACCTGATATCGACAACAACGCCTAAATCCGGGTCAACGACCTGAATCAGGCCGAGCGCCTGGGACCAATAATAAAGGCGCCCCTGGGAAGCAATAGCCAGCCTATCAAATGAGTAGGTCAAAGAAACCTGATCACCGCCAACGCCGCCCACATCGCCCAGGATATCAATTGTATTGTTTGCGTTGACACGAACCAGTTTAGAGCCCATCACGCGGTAGCAGATGCCCTCCCAATTGATCCCTCCCCGGTCAATTCCAGGCCCAGGAACGGCAGGCATGGCCGCGACAATACCCCAGGCAGGCCGTAGGTACCCATCAGAAACCCCCGATTCCTTGGGAACCGGAATCAAATTGACGGGATAGCTAGAGCGCACATGTGGTGAATTGTCGGTATAAATACCGCTCATGATGGGTATCTGCATTTAAATCACCTATTTAAGCGATACGATACCAGGAATTTACAGAAGCAAAAAAGCGCATGCGGAAAAAATCATCGGCACTGAGAGCCACGGGAGCGCCATAAGCGTTAGCAGCGCCATTGAGCGCCAGAGTAAAGGCGGCAATGGCTTGAGTCGTGGTGACCAGCACTTCAGTGCCATCCGGCGTTGAGGTGTTCAGCGGCAACGTTAAAGTCCCGGTTGCCAGCCCCGCCACGGGCTGAAGGATAATCCACTGCTGCTCTGCCACGGGCGTTGGAATTGCAATTGAAAATCCAGTGCCGGGCACATACAAATTGGTGGCGACTGTTGGCGCTGCAAACTGGCTTTGAAAATAGGTCAGCAGCGCGTTTATGCTCATCCGGCGGGCGTCGCCATTGGCGGGGGACCAAACTGGGATCTGATCACCTCCTGAAACAGTAGAGAGAGGCAATTGATTAATAGTAGTCATGGCGCACCTCAATAAAATTCTAGCGGTCCGTCAGGCCCGGTAGACAAAGAATCGGCGGGGGACTCGGTAAAGGGATCGCTGTTTTTGTTTCCAGCGCCAACGGGCATTCCGGCAGGGAGCTGTTTTTCAATCGGCCCCGCGAAACGCGACAGGATTGCGTTTAAACCGCGGTTTGCGGTTGCCATCGTGCCGGGGAGCGCCTGCTTGCCGTAACTGGGAGCGATCCGACACGCCAGATTGCAGATAATGCCGTCATTGGCCCAGTCGGGCACCCCTGTTTCTTCATCTATATCTGAGTCATCCGGGCTTGACGGCAGGGGATAGCCCAGGCGGATCCCCATCCCGTTCCACTCGGCCATGAGCGCATCCAAGCGCCGCATGGCACTTTGCAATTGCTCGGGACTGGCATCAAATACATACGATGCAAGGCCCAGCTCTTCAAGAGCCGCATTGCAAAATTGGCGCTTGGTATACGACATGTCAGCCTCTTCTCTCGATCATAGCGGCAAGCTTCGAATTGCTGGTATTGATGCCGAATTTGATATTCAATTTTGTCGCTTTTGCTTCAAGCATTTCCCGGTAGGACATTGTGTCCTCAGGCACTTCAGGCACTTCAGGCACTTCGGGCACTTCAGGCACTTCGGGGACTTCGGGGACTTCGGGGACTTCGGGGACTTCAGGCACTTCGGGGACTTCGGGGACTTCAGGCACTTCCTGCGGCTCGGGCACTACCGGCTCGGGGACTTCGAGATCGGGCACATCCGATTTTGGCGGTCCGTTCTGAATCGCGTCAACCCCTACCGAAATTTTCTTAACTTCTTTTTTGATAAACTTTACATCATCGCCGATCTTGTCTAGCTTTTCAGAATCGTCGATTTCGGCCACCTCGATGACGCCGTGCCGCCAGCCGTCGGCCAGGGCGGCCTCGTAATCGGCAACACTTTCAACGATTTTCTGTTCGGTTTTTCCTTTGTAAACCCATCGCGGGAATTCTATTTTGCCCATGTTAGCAACCCTCTTTCTTTGATCCTTTTGAAAATGTTCCACGTGGAACAATTGAAGTAAGTCTAAATATTTCAATCGCTACACGTGGAACAAAGTGTGAAACTGCGTGGAGCTTTTACCCGATCCTGTAGCCCACCCAGGTGCCCGCGCCGGTGCAGCGGAATAGCCAGGTCGCGTGGTCATTGAAGGTGGACCCGGAAGGCCCGCAAGTAACGTCACCGACAAACGTTACCGCGCCATCACCAGCCGTCAGAGTAGCAATATCGTCAGCACCCGCGCCAATGGTAATCAGGTGGAAGAGGAAACTGTCACCCACGGCGAGATCAGCAGGACATCCAGCGGTAATTGCCGCGCCGGTCGGGGTTGTCAGACTCCGCCCGGTTGTAACCGTGAAGACCACGATGCCATTGATTAGCTGCGCGGCGGTGACGCTTTCGGCCCCGTCCGCCTTGTCTGTCTGTGCGGTTTGCTGGAAAAACAGTTGACCGCCCGCAGAGCGTTGGAAAACGCCGCCAGCGATACCCGAGCCAGCTTTTGCGCCGGGGGTTAGGACAACAGAACCGCCGTTGCCGTTGGTGGAAGCGGCAGCGCCGCCCACCAGGGAAACGTCACCGCCGTCCCCAGTCGCCCCAGCACCGGAAGCGCCGCCCGTGAGGGTCACAGCACCGCCCGCCCCGGTACCCTGTCCGGCGCCGCCAGTAACCGAGGCTGCACCGCCGACAGCGTTACCATTGGTTCCGGCGCCGCCAGTAACCGAGGCTGCACCGCCAGTCCCCGATGTTGCGCCGCCTGCGCCGCCCCTGATGGCAGAAGCACCGCCAGCGCCAGTAGCCCCACCAGCTCCGCCGACATTGGTCACGGCTCCACCAGCCTGGGTACCCTGTCCGGCTCCGCCGGTATTGGTCACG